ATCAGAACGGAATCGCAGAGAACATGTTGAAGCAGGCTGTCTCTTACAGTTAAAGCTTTTACAAGTCTTATATGACCGCGTTCACTTAGAGTAAAAACATTAAAAGGATTAGGTTTATATGTGCCCTGCTCTACTTCATCAATCAACTGCAGAATGTTTCTGCTGAGGTTCAGATTGAAATGTTGAGTGCTATCCTTCCAACCGCTTACAGATTTGATCTTATGAAAAGCTTTATAATAGTTGTCTGGATTGAGTAGGTTATCAAAATACATTTAAAAGGGAGTCCGTGCTGATAACTTTAGCGGTCGTAACCGAAAGTGTCACGGACTAGGTTCACCTCATGGAAGAACTGCTTCCTCAGAGGAAAGTCACACTCTCCTGCTTTGCTGATGACAACTCGGTATATAACCTAATAATCTGTGTCATGCAAGCATAGGGGCGCACGCCACCAACGTTAGATGCGTTGTTGTAGTTGGCATTACCATTGTTGTTGACATTCGCAAAAATAGCCGAAGAGACAACTGCTTATTAGAGTGTGGCTGTATTTGCGTTTTCATTACGCAAATCATTGAAGCGTTTATTATCTGACTTTCTCCAGCCTTTTATTAAAGAAATCTCCTTTTCAACTAATTGGATGTAAGGAGTATATTTCTTTGTGGCTACTGGAAACACATCAATAATAAACTCTAATTCTTTTAAAATCTGCTCACAATTTCCAATTGCTTTATCCTGAAATAAGCGCCTTTCTTGCGCTTCTCTAAAGTCAAAAGTATAAATGGAATTAGCTGCAGTGAGATTTAATAATAGTTCGCGTGTTAATTGCCATAATGAATCACGAAATTTTTCTATAATCCATTGTGGGTATTCAGTATCAAACCGTGTCAAGCCGTATTTATTAACAATTGTCAAGAACATCTGTTGATCTTCTGGCAGCATATCTTTTGTAATAAAATCAACGGTTCTAACACCTTTCTTTATTCCAAAATCGCGTGCCATCAGCATAAAGAAATCTCGCCTGAGCTTCTGAGCATTAGTGAAAAATTCTAATTTAGCTTGAGTGCGAAATCTTTTTAAAACAGACAACTTAACATCCTATAGGGCGCCACAAGGACGCCCAGATTAAAGATTACTTGATTAAGCAGAAGGGGCGCACGCCACCAACGTGAGATGCGTTGATGTAGGTGGCAAGACCAGTGCTGTGGACAACCGCAAAAATAGCCGAAGAGACAACATCACGAAGCCACCACCAGTAACGACCACCTGCTAAATCAGTAAATCTTAAACTTGAATTATGGTTGAAGGCACTAATGATTTTTGGAAAATCGTGTCTATCTTTATAGCTAGAGCTCATCTTACTGCCATAAACCATTGACTCGGTCATTATATCGCAAGCTTCTACAGTAGTCCATTCAGCATCAGATGATGCACCAGTAAAGCCACCACCTGCCATTGATGCCATAGAAGTGTTAACGGTCTTAGTCAAATATTCTCTGAATGAACATACATGAGAAGCACCAAAAGCATTCTTGATACCGGTTCTAACTGCAGGCATCTTGGTAGTGTACATGTATGAACCCTTATAACCATTTGCTGTGGTATTTGTAGAATTCATATATGAGGTTCCAAGCTGAATATCAGGGAACACTAACACATGATGCTCTGTTAACTCAGTATCACCATAGTGAAGCGCATAATCACATTCACCTACAACCCATTTTGCATAATATGTTGTACCACTGATGGTAACTGGTAATTCAATATAATCACCTGGATAAATATCATCAAAAGTGCCATTGGCCACATTCTCTGAGAATTTACCACTGGTGAATAATGAAGTGATGTTCTTACCGCGATATAAAGCATTATGCTGAGGTGCACCTGAAGGGCAAAGGTCAAACAGAGAAATGGTTCCTTTGATTTCCTTTGCATTTGGTACCATTGCCCAGACATTTTCATTGGTGCCAGGCTCTATAACACCTGCAGTGGTATCAGGACCATTAGTAACAACTGCAGACCAGGTCTTACCATTATGATAGACCATAGCACCTGCAAGGAATAGCTCTGTAGCAGTATATGAATATTTAGAACCAATAGGAAATACTATATCAGCGCTATCTGCAAGGGCAGTCTTTAAGGTTGCAGGAGTGATGATTTTTTTTGTATCTGTACCTGCAGAAGCTTCTTCTGCGGTTGCAAGCTGAGCAACACCTTTCTGAGACTCTGTTGCATCTGGGTTTAAGAAGTTGGTATCTCCAAAGGTTACATACTGAGGATTGCCCTGGGTAAGTACAAGTTCAAAGCTTGCATAAGCCTGAGTAGTAGCAATCTTAGATAAGAGACCAGCTTCACTGGAAGCAACTGCAAAAAGAACTCCGTTATCAGTAACAAAACCAATGGTTTTTGCGGTATAAACAGCATCACTGATGTCACCGGCTGAAACATGAATGGTATGTTCATCTGTAGCAACACCGCTTACAGTGTTAATCTCGGCAACAATATCTGTAATATCTGAAAGAACAGATAATGCACTTGCTGTAATTGCTGTAGATGAGAATATAGCTTTTGCAATGGTAACAGTGGTAGTTCCAGTTGCTTCAGCGTTAATAAGAGCCTGAATACCGGCTCTGGTTACAATGCAAGAATCTGACATTTATTTATCTCCAGTTAAGTTGATAGTTTTGCATAAGACATGGTAGTGATATGAGCAGGTGCAACTACAGTCTCATCCTTCATATCACAGTGATAATCATTAGGAGTTCTCAGATGCACGTAAGTCATTTGAGACATAGCGCCAACATAGTTCTTTGATGCATCAAAGTATTCCCATCTTTCAGGTGGTGAATATAGGTGGGTATAGACCATCTGAGAAGTATGTGCACTCAGACTTTCTGTTGCGCCTATTTTTTGAATTGCTTTAAAAGTGTACTGAGAACGAACTGGCTTACTCTGATCTATCATTGCGAGTAAATCAAAGAAAGTTTCTTGTGAAATAAAACCTTCTTCCTGATACACATCAATATTGAATGTATGAGGGGCTCCCTGAGGAGACATTTCAAACCATTCTGTAAGAACGGCCCTTCCCTTTAATCCAGATAGAACATTGATGATTGCAGATTTTGTTCCCAGTCTTCTTAATGATTGAATAGTTGAACGTAATACATTACGTTTGATTGTATCGCTCCAGGAATCGCGCCAGACCATCACATGCCATTGATAGGCAAGGTGATCTAAAGCATCCGAACTTAACTCATCAAGTCTATAATAAAAAAGGCCATCGTTTAGATGACCTTTAGTATCGTCTTTAGTTTTTAACGCTTGCACAGCGTCTTTAAAAATCTGCTCGTCCTTGATTGAGGAAGGAATAAGTTCCTGAAGCAAGTCTGAATCTTCAATCTTAATCATCTTCACTACCACCGTAGCTTATTGATACATCAGATACAGAGCATTGAGCTACCTGTGATTTATCAATCTGAGTGAATATAGGGCTTTGAATTTCCACTCTCTTGGCCCCAGCGTCCCTCATCATCTTGATAAGTACATCTGGATTGATATCTCTGCCAATTGATGACTGCTGCCATAATCGGTACTCTTCTACCGCTTTTGCAACTGCAGATGTAATCTGAGTAATTCGGTTGATGTTTGAGCTGTCCAGATACCACTTGATGTTAATCTCGTAATTAACAGCTTCAGGCGCGCTCACAAGAACACAGTCAGTAAGTGGCCTAATATTCTCATCTGATAAAAACTCATAAAGTTCTGATAAGAACGCATCTGTTGGTATGGTTCCACCGGTAAGAAGAGGTCTTACATATACATTGCCGGGATGTTCATTTAAGCCATATATTGAAACATCAATGATTGCAGATGAGAATGATTTAGCAAAATACTCATAGCTGTCGTGAGGACCTGCTACAGAAAATGATGTAGGTGCAAGTCTGATTCTTTCTGCATATACATCATCTTCTTCAGTATCAGCACCACCGGAAGGCTTCTGAATATTCTCTACACTGTCCATATCAGGCATTGGATCAACCATAGTATTGATTTCTCCAATTTCTATATCATTGTACTCAGCACCTACTTCAGTAGCCTCAGCTATTACATCAATAAAGAGGAT